ACTGGCCAGAACGCATCATCCCAATAACCTTTCCCTTTAGCGGCTGCCAAGACACTATCCAAATTATCATAGGACACGAGAAGTTTTGCGGCGGTTTTTTCCCCAATACCTCTCACGCCAGGTATTTTGTCCGAAGTATCCCCGGCCAAGGCTTTCAAGTCGGCAATCTGTTTTGGCGTTACGCCATGCTTTCTAACAACTTCTTCTTCGTTGTAAAGTTTCGCTTTACCTTTGTAGCCTGGAGATACAACAAAGATATTCTCATTAACAAGTTGCCTCAAATCAGAATCGCCCGAATAGATAACAACATCGCAGCCGTTACTTTCGATGTTTTTAGCAATAGTGCCCATAACGTCATCGCCTTCGCACCCTACACCAAAATATTGAAGAACTCCCATTGATCTCAAGATGCCTTTAAGACGAAACTCCTGTTCCTTAACTTCATCCATTAACTGTATTTTTTCTTCGTCGGGCTCATCTCGTTTTTTATAATCCGGAAAAAGATTGTAACGAAAATTTCTCGTTCCTTCCCAAGCAATAACAGTTGTGCCGCCGTATCTTTGAGCCATCCGAATAAGAGTTGAAAGAAAACCATGGATGCCTCCCGTAGCTATTTCTTTACCATTAATTTCTACACTCAACTGCTTAAACGCATCTGCCATACGCCATAACAAATTTTTGCCATCAACTATAAAATAATCAGCCATCTTATTTCCTCACTAAAGAAGCTTTCGATTTTTTTAAAGTTCGTTCCCATTTGTCTACAAACTTATTCGTCATGCGAATTCCTTCATCGCCTTTATAAACCCATTCTCGGTTAAGAAGATTCACCGGATAAGTTTTTGTAACTCGGTTGAAAACCTGCACTTCTTTTGGGTGCAATTGGTTCATTAACATATTGCCAGAACGGATAAGAACTTCTACATGGACCATTCTCGCTATTGCGTAAGCGTCTGCTAAATCTTCGCTTGTAGTTCTGTTCTGTTTTGGGGAATTTTTACTCCCCTCTTTTGCCGTGGCTATTGGCGGGTTGCATTGAGAAAAATCAGCTTTCCACCTGCTTTTAACTGCTCTTTCAACACTATCTTTTTGCGCCGTGCCATCGTGCGCCGCGAACATTTTAACAGTAACAGGATCGTGCAATCTAAAGCGCACATTATTGTCCCAACAAGCAATCCTAGCAACGCCGCCCCCTTCGCCAAGGTAATGCGCCCCTTGCTCGACTCTAATCGCATAGTCTTCAATACCAATATAATCAGGTTTACGTGCAAGCGGAACCCTTTGCAGGTAATCTCGTATCCAACACAATCTATGAACAGACTTTAAGTGCTTATCATCTGTCTTTAACAATATGAGACGCGATCCATGCCCGTCTGATTTCTTTGTAGAACTGGCAACGGTTGTCCAAAACCAAAAATCATTTAATTCACCATCTTCAAGCTCGACAATAGCGCCATGATTCAACGAAACATCCCAGCCTTGAACAATACTCATATAACCCTCTCTAACGTAGAACCTCCACCTTGTTTTGTTACACGCATCGAGCGTTCAAAAGATTCGGAAACTTCGGGCAAATGAGATATGACAAAAATTGAACTTCGATATTTACTTAATTTTTTAAGCAACAAAACAACCCGCCTTGAACCCTCAGCATCTAGCCCGTCTAATATCTCGTCTAGAGCCAAAATATCAGCGTGTCCACCTTCACGAGTAGCAACTAAATCCATTAAAGCAAAATCAGTCGCAAGCTCCATTTTCTTCAACTGGCCTCCGCTCGGCGGATAATCAATAGCACCTTCAATTTCCCATGTTATTTCTATTTCATCTTTTGCTTCGTTTCTAGACTTTAACTCTCTTTGTGTTGTGAAGTCCATTTTTATATCGCCATCGGAAAGAATACGAAGATAGGTATTTGCCCGTTTAGCCAAAAAGGGCATCGCGCTATCTAATATAAATGATGGTAAACCTCGATTGCCAAAGCCCTGTTCCCAAAAATGAAAATATTGTAACTCTATTTTCTCGGCCTCTATTTTTAAATGTAAATCATGGCCATCAGAATTCAACTTGTTTATTTTCTCTTCCGCTTCGATGCGACCTTTTGTAAACGGGTTTTCTTTCTTTTTAAGTTCTTTTATAGAACTAACAATTTTTTTCGCAGACTCGACAAAGCTTTTGGCTGTTTCTTGAAAATCTTTTGACTCACTACTTCTTTTGTTTTTCTCGTCGAGCAATTCCGATAGTTTAGAAAACGTCGCCCTCTCTTCTTTTACAAGTTCGTCTTTTTCATCTAAGATTCTTTCAAGTTTATTAATCTTGCCTTCAATTTCATCTATTTTTAAGTTTTGCTCTTTTAACTTAGACGAAATACTTTTGCCTTCGGTTCTTATCTCTTTTCTTTTATTCAAAAAAGCTTTTTTGAATTGCGTTACATCTTCCCCGTTCAAATCAGTATTACAAACCGGGCAATTATCAACGGATAATTCTTCTAACCTACTTGTGATAGCATCCGACTTCGATTTTATATCTATCAACTTTTCTACAAGCCCGGTTTTTACTTCATCGCGCTCATAAGTAAGGGTATCAATAAGATTAACCATCTTTGATTTTACAGAATCTGCCTTATCTATTTTTCTGTTTAAGGCATCTACTTTTATTTGATACTTTGTAATCTCCTCGTCTGTATTAATTTCGTCATCAACTCGCTTAGATAATTCTAAATTTTCAATAGCCGATTTTTTAAAATAAAGGGCATCATCTTTAAGCCGGCTAATGCTTCCTTTTGTATTCTCTTCGAACGTTTCTTCCCTTTCTTTTTCGAGAAGAAGAGGAACGTTTTCAATCTGGACACCAATCTTGTAAAGCTCGTTTTCCATTTGCGAAATCTCAAGAGCTTTCTTCTTTCTTTCATCGATGGCAAACTTGTGACACTCTTCGAGGATGGATGTTTTCAGAATATCACGTAACACTTTTTTTCTATCACTATCTCTCGTTCTTGGATCGGCAAATCGAGAAGAATCATTTTGGCCATATAAAACAGTGTTCCTAAAGCCATTGTAATCTAGCCCTAGCATCTCGACTACTTTGTTTTGCACATCATCTTTTGAAGCCATAAACTCTTCACTTTTGCCTTTGAAAAGAGAAAGCTTTGTAGTTCCTTTTGTTCTTGTGCGTATCACGCTCCAGACTTCTCCGGAGCTATCTTGTAAGTTTACTTCAACAGTTGCTTTTGTTTCGCCATCGAGAATTATTTTATCGCCACGCTCCCCGTCAATAGTTTTGCCATACAAGCCCCACGTTAACGCTTTAAAAATAGTCGATTTTCCAGATCCATTATTTTCTGCGGCGGCAGTATCTTTGTTTTCGCCAGTTATTAAAACGAGCCCTTGATTTTCCAAAGGAAGCTCGAACTTTGGAAAACAACAAAAATTCTCGGCGGATAATTTTTTTAATTTCATTCTAACTCCTTAGCCATATTTAAAAAGCGCAAACCAATTTTCTTTAATTTTCCATGATTCAAGCCATTTGTTTCAACGTCTTCCGAGTCAACATAGTCGGCAATAGCATTTTCGAATTTTATTGGCTTTCCGTCGTCTGCATCGTCGCTTTTTATCCTTGATTTATGATGCGGCTCAACGACATGCACCGCAAAAGCATTAACTTGACTATCCGTCATCAACTTATCGCATACGGCTTTAGCCCTAGAAAGAATTTTTGGCCATTTAACCTTAGTCGCATTTAATTCAAAGCGAACATAGTCGCCGGGCTTGGCGGTTATTGGCTCGTCGAGACTTTTATGAATGTAGAATTTTGGAAGGTCAATTTCTATATGAGTGTCAACGACTATTACTTCTTTTCCTTCACCCTTTTCAAAATTCGTTAACAAAAAGCCCGGAGCGTTGCCAACGTCTTCAAAATCATGGTGCATAGGAGAGCCGACATAAAGACCATTTCCTAGCGGGCCGAAATTTTGCATCTTGTGATAGTGTCCGGCATAAACACGCTCAAAGTCTTGACAAACAAGCCTAGAACTCAAACCGCCCCTTGCTTCGCCACCATTATTTTTTGCACCTTTTATTTCATTGTGTAACAATAAATAATTGTGATTAGGTGTTTTTATTTGTAAGCTTATTTTGCTATTTATTTCCCGCAATTCTTTTTCAGTTCGCTCAACTGATTTAAAAGCCATAGGCCAAAACTCTAAAATTTCGCCATCTAAATCAACTTGAATAGTCGAATAGTCTTTATCTCCAATTACCTTAACGTGCTCGTTGCCCATTTTTCCGAAAGCTTCAACCAAAAATCTCCCATTAGCAATATTAGCATCGTGGTTGCCGGGCAAAATAAAAACGTCGCAAGGTATTTTCACGATAGCGTCAATTGTATAGGTAAGCGTAACCGCATCAACAACTGCTTTATCGAACAAATCTCCCAAGATAATAACGGCATCTACTTTGCTCTTTTCGGCTTCGCTCCGGACGCTATCCCAAAAACTAAGTTGATGCTCAAACCTATCTGTTAAACCATCTTGTGTCGGTTTTGAATACGGAAGCTTATTCGACATATGCGGATCTGCGACAAAAATAACTCTAAAATTTTTAACTTTCAATTGTTCCACGCTTTTCTTTTATGTTCTTGCAAATTGATAGAGTTTCTTTTACCACTAAAAACACATGGGCCATTAAATCACGAGAATCTCTCGTCGCAAGACTTATCAAACCGGGGAAGTCTTTTGAGAAATCAATCTTTATCAT